GCGGGGGCAGCGGCTGGTGCCCTCATAATTGTTGGGACTGTCGCTGGCTTGCCCAGCACGGTGCCCAAATTCTTAAAGCCGTAGGCATCTCCCATTTGCATGTACTCTGCACGCTTCTGGTTGTAAGCCTGACCGGCAGCAGCGTAAAGCTCGTTGGACAATCGCTCAAAATCATCGCGCTGCTGTGGCGTCAACTTCTGGCCGGTAATCATGTTGTTAAAGTAATTCTGCAAGCGGTCCATGCGGCCACCAGCGGCCATAGCAATGCCGAGCTCAGATTCACGCACAACAGAGCCAGGGTCCAGCAACTTCATCACCTTGGTGGCACCGGCCACATCGCCGATGGGCGTGCCTTGTTTCAATGAAGAAACCACTTGCGTGTACGCCGTCTGCATGTCGCTGAAGTCTTTGTAAATTGGCTCGGAACGAAAATCTTTTCCAAGGCCACGCTCATTCTCAAAACCTTTTTGACCACCAGTCATGTCAACCGGAACCGTAACATTTGTTCTTGGCGCGATCTGCTCTCGATATGCTTTCAAGGCAGCAGCGCCAGTTGCACCAGTTCCGCCAATAGGCTGACCACTAACATACTCAACAGCTTGAATATCTGTCGGCAAAGCGTTGTAAGGAGTCGCACCAGCCATTACCTGTTCTTCACCGGCCTCGTTGTAACGAACCATGACCGGCTGGCCACCACGCATAAATGTTTGCGGAGCCCCAAACTTTTGACGGCCAGCCATCGCATCCAGCAAAGCCTTGCCTTGCTGGTCGGCAGGCATATTGGCCATGATGGCACGCTGCTGCGGGCTCAAGAATGCAAACTGATTGCCGGCAGCCGGCATACCCGCTGGCATACCGACTGGCATTTGAGGAATCATCGCAGCACGCTGCACTGTCGGACCCATCGGGCCAGCAGCGGCCACTGGTGCGTTGATGGCTTGCGTTGCCGCGTCCATACCTTCACCGGCTGCACCACCACCACCGAGCAGCATTCGGCTCATCTGCTCACGCTGCGCCTGCGCCCGCTTGGCTTCATCCAGCTTGCCGCGCAGCAGCATCTGGTTAACAGCGCCGGTGGTGCCCTTTTCCTGCGCCTGCTGACCAGCCATAACGCCTTGGCCCAGTGCTTGGCCCAGACCAATGCGCTGGGATGAAGGGCCACCGGCTTGCAGCAACTGAGCCGCCATCGCCAGCATACTCTGGCGCTTAATCGCCTCTTGCTGCTGCGCAGTTAAGAGGTCATTCATGCCACTGGCATCACCGCCGAACATGTCGAAACCAGTGCCACCGGCACCGCCTGTAAAGTAATCCATAAATCCAGCCATGATGTCCCCTTAACTGAAAAGACCGAGCAGACCGCCACCGATGGCACCCATCGGGCCAAACATGGAGCCGCCAGCCATCGCACCACCAAGGGCACCGGAAGCCGCGTTGCGGTAAACCGGCGTAGAACTCGTCCCACCCAAGTTGGCAGGGTTCAGGCCAATCGCGCCTTGCATCAAGCTCAGGCGCTGCAAGTTCAGATTGCGCTGTGCGTCAAGCTGCTGCTGCGCGAACTGCTGACGGGCACCACCTAGACCCATCATGGCTTGACCGGCTTGGTACTGGCCGGCAGTCTGCTGCTGACCCAAGCCGCCCAACTGGCTGGCCGCACCCATTCGGAACTGAGCGCCTTGCATACCTGCTGACTGGTTGGCCAGTGCGGCCTGCTGAGCAGCATTCAAGGCTTGCGTGTAACCCTGACTGCGCAGGTTCGCAATCATGTTGCCGGCTTGGGTGCCGTACTGCTGGTTGGTCAGAGCCTCGGCCACGCCTTGGCGCGAACCGCCAAACGCCTTGGCCTGCATTGCCTGCTGGCCGGTCTGCTGCACCGCAGCCTGCCGAGCCTTCTCCAGATCGCTCAGGCCGGTGTTGATGACCTCCTGCGTGTACGGGTTGAGGTAAGACTGAATTGCAGCCTGATCCGCACCGATCTGCTGGGGCACATAGCCAGCACCAGCCCGAGTCAGGTCTGCTGCGGTGTCCAGATTTTGCATGCCCACGCCACCCTGCGCGGCTTGCTCGATCTGAGCCTCGCCTGCTGTGTACTGCGGGTTGTAGCCAGCAAACTGCTGGGTGCCAAGCTGGTTAGCAACCTGCTGGGCATAGCCCAAGTTGCCCATGTACGCTCGTTTGACATCCGGATCAATGGATGTCGTGGATGTTTGTGTGCCGCCGCCCTTGCTCATATCAGTCCCCTTAAATTAGTATTCGCCGCCGCCGAAGCTGTCGCTTCCGGCGCTGTCACCACCATAGCCACCGTAGCCACCGCCATCGCCGCCTGTATTTTGGTCAGAGATAGATTGAGACGCCGCAGCATCAACACCCTCTGACTCAGCAGGGTTGCCAACACCAGTCATCGAACTGCCGTAACCGTAGGCCGGTTGGTCAGCATAAGTGCCCATGTTGTCAACAGCAATACCAAACGATGGTTGCGATGACAGGCCAAGAATTGCACCGACAAGGCCATTGCTCAGTGAATTGTTGGAGCCGTAAGTCGCAAGACCGTTGTAGCCAGTTGATGGTGCTGACATATTGCCACCGCCGCCGCCAGAGTCAGTGCCAGCGTACCGGCTGGTGTAGCTCGGCACATTCAACAGACCCGACTGCTGCATGCTTGGGTAGGCCAAGCCGCTGTTGCCCTGTAAGCCAACCGGCACTTCACGGGACATCAATTGCTGGCCGGTAAACGATGGCCGCATTGGACGCGCCAGAATGGCCTGTTGGGCCATTAATGTTGGGTCCATCATGCTGCCTTGGCCATACTGAAACATTGGCGCTGCTGCTGGAGTTGGGAATTGATTCATTGCACCAGCAGGTGGCAAATTATTGAACCCACCAAATGTTCTTAATGGCTGACTAAAAGGCTGATTTATTGCCATCGAACTGGGCTGTAAAGCGTCATTTAACCCACCACCTTTGCCACCACCGCCGCTGCTAAATGGAGCCGTCGGCATTGGCATACCATTTTGGTTTATCTCAGGCTCCAATTGCCGAGACGGCAGAAATTGCCGCTGTTCAAAATCACCAATTGATGGTTGAGCAATTGGCATAAATTGGCCGCCTCCATCGTATGGGGCGGCTGGCATCTGCTGCTGCATCTTGGAGTCGTAAACACCAGCCGCCCTAGCTTGCGCAGGGCTGCCGTACATGGTGCCGTCAGGCCCGTACACAATTACTTGTGCGGAAGGTTCGTCTTGTCCACCTAGACTCATATCAACTCCTTGGAAAGAATAAACCACTCTGGCTTATATCCCTCGTCCTTCAAAAATGTTCGCTCCCAGCCCTTGCGGCCAGCCAGCGAGACCCTTGTGCATCCAACCGACTTACCCCAGCCCTCAATGTGCGAACGCATGATCTTGAGTTCGTCTAGGTCTCCACCGGCAAGGAAGAAGTGCAAGTCCTTGAGTCGTGGGTAGACAACTATCTCTGTCACCACCGCCGAATTGTGATTCGGCCAAAGCTGGTAACGCTGGCTCAACACACCCGCCGCAATATCGTCAAATGTGTGTGTGCCCTGTGAGTATTCTAAAGCCGCCTCGATAAATTTGCGACAGCGATTTAACTCTGAGAATGTGTCGGTCATAGGGCAGTCACCACCAATGCGCCAGCGTTGCTGACGGTAATCTGATACCGCGTGCCGTTGGGGCTGGCCAGAATCAAGCGGGTCCGGATCTCGACATCCTGATTTCGCTTGAAGTTCTGCAAGTCATCGCGCTCGATGATGCTTCGCGTCATGTCCTGATCCAGTGGATCGTAGCGGACGGCAGACTTTGGCAACTTCATCGCTTGCCACCCTGCACAGCCTCAAGCCGTGGGATGCCGAGCCGCCATGAGTCATTCCCGTTGGACTCCACCCGCATCTTGACCTGCCGCGCCGTGAACCGGACATCGGTCGGGTTGGCCATGTTGTACGGGCCGAACGAGGTCTCAGCGCCGTTCGGGTAAAACTTGGTCTTGAATGTCATGGTGACTTCGCCCTGCGTCAACTCATCTGGCACCAGTTGACGCGCCGCCATCAGGTTGTCGCCGATGCCGATCTGCACCGGACCGGACTCAGCGAACTGGGTGGCGCTGTCGTAGTCAAAGCCGACCTCGTGCTCGTACACATACCCGTCAACACTCACCAGCAGCGGGTTGACAAAGACGCCGCTGTCGGTGCCGCAGGTACGGGCCAAGCTGCCGATGGACCAGTGGCCCTCTTGGTAGTTGAACGATACATAGGAGTCAACTTCGTTTGATGTGGCTGACGGGTAGTACCACCAGATCTCACGGAACGCACTGTTGTGGACAGCGTAAATCTTGCTGGCTTGGCTGGTGTTCAAGTTGCGGTACACATAGTCACTGACATCAGACGGTAGCGGCTTGACATAACCGTCAAACATCCAGAAGCCGGACCGGCTCATCCAGACGGCCATAGTGTCCACTGCGGCCACAGCCTGCTGCGAAATCAGGCCGCAGCCACTGCCGATCTTCTCAAAGTTGTACACATACGGCTGGCCGATGTACTGGCTCTGGTGGACATCGGTGTCCGTAAACAGCAGGTTCACGCCACGAACGCGCTTGCCAGCCATCAGCCTGCCGGTGGTGGCAATCTCGTAGTCGCCGGCCTGATTGGTGGTGCTTGGCGTCCAGACAGTATTGTTTTCCTGATCGCACCACGCGACCTTGCGGGGGTTGCCGCCAGCGCCGAGCGCGAAGACAAAACGCTCTGCGGTCACCATCATCGACTGGCAACTGGTGGGTGAGTTGGCGATCTGGGCTGCAATGGTCGGGGTGGCGAAGTCAATCTGCCACTCGTAAATTTTGCCATCTGCGTTGCTGCACCCGACAAGGTACTCGCCCCAAGTGTCCAGCGCCCATGTGGTGGCTGGAATGACGTTGCCAAGGTCAGGACGGGCCACACCAAAGGCATACGCACCGTAGGCGCCGTACCCGTAGCCAATCGTGACCACGGCATCAGCGTAACCGGATGTGAAGCCGGTGGGGGTGATGTTCTTGATTGTGCCGGCGGTGTTGGAAACATACAGGCCGGAATGCGTGCCGATACCAATGAAACGCTCGGCGGCGTTGGTGCGCCAAGTAATCATGCCCCGAGCCTTGCCAGAGACGGTGCTGTTTGATCGCTTGCGCCAGCCGCCAACCGGCAGCATTGAGCCCTCTTTCCAGCGCACCAGATTGGCGTCAAACCAGCGGCCAGCAGACTGGAGTTCTGTGCCGTTGCGGTAGACGCCGGCTGGAATTTGAAGCGGAATATAAGCCATCGTGACCCCTAAGTATTCCGCTATTTTCTCACGCTGTCAGGATGGTGAGGGCAACACTTATGTGCTTGATCCGGTCCACCAACCCAATCATGCCGCCGTTGATCTTTTTTGTCAGCTTCTCGTAGTCCTTGGCATCGGCCTCAACATTCAGCCGATTCTTGTCCCAAAACCAGCCGGCAGTCAACGCCGCATACTTGGGCCGGAGCACCAGATCGGGGTCAATCAGAAAATTGTCCACCAGCGCATCGCCGGCCAGCGTGTAATTGGACTTGCCCGTCAACTGGATCAGGCCGCGCCCCGAGTACTTCCAGCCGTCACCAGACGCCTCTGGGCCGTTGCCCATGCGGTCAGCGTAGACCTTGTTTGCAATGCGCTCTGGGTTGCGGTGGTAAATCTGCGCGTCCTGCATGGTCGGGAATCGCTTTGGCCAGGTTGCGCACAGACCCTTATCGCTGTAGTTTAGATTTTCTCTGAGGGTCTTGAAGTTGCCCGACTCGTGCTGGCACTGGCCGATAAATGCGGCTTGGCGATCTGGTGTGCTGATGTCGAAACGGTTGAATGTCTCGGTCAGCGGCTCCAGCCACTGCGCATCAATGTGCATCGCAGCCAACTGGTCTGCCGTCATCACTTGGCCTTCTTGACCGGCTTGGCGGTCTTGGCTGCAACCTTGAACGCTTTGTTGGTTGGAGCGCCCTTGGTGCCAGGCTTTCTCATCTTCTCGCCGGAACCGGCCTTGATGCGTGCCTGTTTTGCTGCAATGTTACTGTAGAGACCTTGTTTCATTTTGCACCCTTCGTCATGGCAGCCGTTTTGTCTTGGCTGGATTTGCTGGAGCCGAAATAGTAGGAAAGAACCTGCTGGGCTGCGGCAGTGGCATAGCCCAGCGCAAAGATGATGAGTTGCTGTTGCTCTGTCTTGATCTCAAGGAACAGCAGGGCAGCGATAAACAGGAAGGTGGTGGAGACTGTGCCGAGCGCCAGAATGGGCACCACCAGTTGGGCCATCGGTGTGGCTCCGGCCTTAGCCATCTCAAACTCACGGTTGCGGGCGCTGTCGCGGTCAGCGGCATCAATCTTGGCAAACTCAAGCTCAAGGTCGGCCAGCTTCTGTGCAGCCTGTGGGTCACCGGCAATGGCTTCGGCCACCGCCGCCACTGTGTCCTCAACATCAAACTTCTTGGCCAGCATGGAGACAGCAGCGCCGCCCAGTGGGCCAGCGACAGCAGTGGCCAGCATTGGCGCTGCGCCTTTGAGTAGAGCGAGGAGGGTATCCATAATTTACCTTTTTAACATTTGCTGCCGCATTGCTGCACGGCTTCGTAAACAACCCAGCCAACACCACCACAGACCAGCAAGAAAATCAGAAGCATCAGGACAATAGTGATGACCTCATCCATTTCCTTTTTATGCTTTGCCGCTGCCGCCTTGCGCTTGCCTTCGGCAATGGCATGATCGCGCTCGATCTTGGCAGTACGGGCAACGATCTTCTGCCACACATCCATTTTATTTGAGCTGAAAAAGAGCATCTTGATTTCTTCTTCAAAAGCCCGTGCGCTTTCAATTGCCATCTCAAGCTCAATGGCTTGGCCTTTGGCAGAGCCAGAGAACCCACCCTTGCTGACCACTTCGATTGCGTCAGCCTTGGCGCTGAAATACTGGCCTAATACTGGCCCCAAACTTTCAATGTCCTGCACCGTAGCCACGGTTTTCTTGACCAGCTTGACGGCTGTTGAAATTGCGGCAAGCGCCGTGAATGGATCGATCACTTCTTTCTCTCCCGCCACTTCAAGCACCACACCAGCAGCCGGTCAGATGACCAACTCCACCTCACGCACT